CCAAGGGAGCCACACCGTGCTGCATACCAGCTTTCGCTTCTTTGCGCGATGTTATGCAAATTCTCCAAATCTCTTCTCCCTTTCTTTTAGATAGGCGGCCCTAGCCTCCTCTACGGTGTCAAATGATCCTATTGTGAATTGCTTTTTCATATGAGAAATTCGTGCAACATATCGCCCGCTTAGAGATTGCCGCACACCCATCGGAAAGTCGTATTTTCTTTTTCTGAATTTGTGGTTCCATGCGTTTTCAAGCATAGATGCTTCACGCAAATTTTCCCATTTATCATTCAGAGAATTACCATCCTTATGGTCTATAAACTCTTTTGGAAACGATCCTGTCATCCACAACCACGCCAGCCTTGATCTATTGTATTTTTTTCCGTGTATCTGAATAACCCAGTATTTTTTATTCATTTTGGCAGGGTTGCCAGCAATCTTACCAAGCAAGTCTGGGTGGTATTTAGTTGGCTTTATCCAAGTCATCTCTCCCGTTTCAGGATTGTAATCCAAAATGCTTTTTAAAAATTCTTGATTAATTTCCATTGCAGGCTCCAGAACAGCGGTCGCAAATGGTTAGCATAATGAAAAACCATTTACAACCGCTGCTCCATCTCCTTAGCCCTTCTTCTTTTCTAACACGCCAATGACGTAGTTATATTGATCTTGGTTCATCTCGTTCAGGCCGTTGATCTTCAGCTTCTTGCAGATGGCGACAACATCGCTCTGCGTGGCTGCAATCATGTCCTGAACCTTCTCAAGTTGGTCACGGCTGATACGCTCTGGCGCTTCAATCGGCTTCGATGCGTCGATTGCGTCATGCTCAACAATCTCAAGCGCAGCCATGTAGAGATAACGGCGCTGATATGTCTCAACCGCTCCAAGGTTTTGGATCGGGTGCGTTCCCTTGAGGTTGGCTTCGGCCATCGGGCTGGTAAACATAATACGCTCACCCGTTTCAACATCGACCAGATCGAGGTGCGCCATCTGCTCAGTAAACGATACGACAGGGCAAAGGCCGAACGTCTCGAACACCTGCAAGGCTGGGATCAGGAAGTCACCCAGTTCAAAATACGAATAGCCTGCAAAGCTGTTCTTGCCGGACTTTTTCAGAGACTTGGCGTGGAACGCTGCACGGGCTGCGTTGAGTTTAGCGTATACGGTCATCTTATTCTCCCTTCTCTTGTTTGCGTTGCTGGTGGGCAAGCAGTGACTTTAGATCATCCATAACTGACGGGTTCATCCCTGCCAGCCATGATGTGACTTCGATCAGATAGCCCAACTGGTATGATGGTTCATTGCCGTAAGGCTCGTCGCGCTTGAGGTCGATCAGCGCCTGAATTGTTTCACGGGGTGTCATCAGAAGTTCCAAGGCTTGGCGTTGAGTTGATTGGCGATCTGACGGGCTTCACGCTTGCCAGATACGGAATAGCTGTCAACCAGTTCACGGCGGCCATTCACAATCTTGGTGATGAACAACATCGCGCTGATCTTGCTGGTTGCGTTGGTGTATTCTGCTGCGATCATTTCTAACTCCCTTCGTTGCTAACCCGCTCAACATACAATCCAGAAATGTGGTGTCAACAAGATATTTTGCATTGACGTATTATTTTTTGCGCCTAAATTGGCTGCGTCGAAAGGAGACAATAATGCACATCAAAGTAAGGGAACTTCTCGCAAAGGCAGCTTACCACGGGGTTACTCGTCGGGCGATTGCCGCCCAGGCTGGTATGGCTGAAACCACGTTCACTGCATGGCGCAAAAGCAGTCCGCGCCTTGACACATTGGATCGAGCCAATCAGGCTCTGGATGAGATTATCGCCATCCGGGGTCTGCAACGTGAAAAAATGGAAAGCTAAGAAAGCCTACTGCCAACACGGCCACAAGCATGACAGCATTTCGGAAGCCAAGCGGTGTGATGAATTGCAGGCCATGCTTATGGCTGGGGAGATTGAAGACCTGTTGGTCTTTCCTCAGTTCTGGTTTGTCATCAATGGCCGTCAGGTCAAACACGACAATGGGCGGAGGCTGGGATACCTAGCAGACTTCCAATACACCCAGAACGGACGGGAAATAGTCGAGGACGTGAAAGGTGCGAAAGTCACTGACAGCCGAGACTGGCCGATCCGCAAGGCGCTGTTCAAGGTCTTGTTTCCTGAGATCGAACTTCGGGAAATAAGGCCGAGGCGGAGGAAGGGAGTAACTCAACGCCCCGGCCACGCCAAAAGCAGCGCGGAAGAATAATACTAGAAGGGAATAGAAATTACAATGTTGACGATCCGTCACAACCGCTTTCACACAAACGATAAAAGCCTTCGGGATGTGGACGTTCAGGAGTTTATCAACCAGCCGCTCGTGAAGCCGCGCCTCAAGATATTGGATGGCTCAATCGGCAGCGTTTTAGAGAAAGTTGCAACCGATAACGGGATGACGCCCGACGAGATTATGGGCAAGCAGCGGACCAAGGCAATCGCCAAGGCTCGTGCTGAATTTATCTGCATCCTGCACTTCAGGTATAAGTATGTCCCCGCTCGACTGGCTCACATGATGAACATGGACCTGACCAGCATCAAGCACATTTTGGGCCTGCGTAAGGCTTCCAAGGAAGATTATTCGACCTTGAGGGAGCGTTACAAATAGAGTATGAAGGACGGGCGAGGTTGGAGTTTGCCGCTCCACTCCCCGCCCTAACTCAGCCTGAAACGGAGGCGTCGCTAATGAGAACTTTTATCCCAGCGCGTCCGGCTCCGCAATACGTTGGAGAGCGAGATGCACAGTTTTGATCCTGAAATTGCAAAAATTGTCGGAGTTAACGCTGCTGTCATCTACCAGAACCTAGTCTGGTGGACACAGAAGAACGCTGCAAACGAGCGCCATTATTACGATGGCCGCTATTGGACGTATAACAGCGTCAAGGCGTTCGATAGCCTTTTCCCATATTTGACCGCCAAGCAGATCAGGACGGCCCTTGAGAAGCTAGAGCAGGCCAATCTAATTGTGTCTGGGAATTTCAATCAGTCTGCATACGATAGGACAAAATGGTATTCGCCAAACGAGCAAATCCATTTGCCCAATGTCGAAACTCCATTTGCCCAAAAGGGCAAACCTATACCAGATAGTAAACCAGATATTAAACCAGTTAGAGATATGTCATCTGGCGATGACCAGTCTCTCGAAAATGAAATTCAGGATGTGGTCAGAGCATGGAATGAACTTGCTGACGAGCGGGATTTACCCAAGATCACCAAGGTCACCCCGACAAGGCGCAAGCAGATCGTTGCACGGCTGAAAGAGTATGACGTTGACGACTGGTCGAAGGCCCTGACGGCAATCTACAGATCGAAGTTTCTCTGCGGTGAGAATGATCGAGGCTGGAAAGCAAACTTTGACTTCCTGCTGCAACCAAGCAGCTTCACCAAATTGATTGAAGGAGCATACGATGGAAAGAAAGCGTAACTTTGAACGGGAAGAGCCTGTTGGCCTGACTGGCGCACCTAACAACCTCGACGATTACGTTGTCTGGTTTAACCAGAGGTTCACCTTCGCACGGGCTGAGATCAAGACCGGACACGATGGCCGTAGGTTCATGGATGTGATTTACCGCTGATGCCGGAGAACAAGGGGCGGACACCTCCATTTGAGCGCGTTGATGTTATCTTCCGCAACGGCAAGGTCAAACGCAACATCGACCCAGCCAAGTGGAGGTGGAAACCTTGGGACTTTGAAGCCGACTTCGACATCGTGAGGTATCAACGCTCAATTTTGGACAAAGAGAAATGAGCAAGACAGATTTTGAATTTATAGATGAGGCCATATCATACGATAAAGATGCGGGGAGGTTTGTCTGGAAATACAGACCAAAGCATCATTTTCCATCTGAAAGGGAATGGAAAAGATGGAACTCGCGCCATGCAAATACAGAGGCTGGATCATTACAGCTAAACGGATATATCCATATCAATATACTCGGAAAGCATAGGAAGGCGCACAGGGTCGCTTGGATTTTATGCAATGGTGAATGGCCGGAACATGAAATAGATCATATCAATGGAGATAGGGCGGATAATAGGTTGGTAAATCTTCGTGATGTGCCAAAATCAAAAAACGGAAAAAATACAGCCAAGCCAAATTCCGGAAGCACCCCAAGAGTTGGGGTTAGAATGCATTGCTCTGGTAAATGGCAGGCAAGAATAACCGTTGATGGTCGCGCTACAAGTTTGGGTCTTTACGACAAAATTGAAGATGCAATTTTAGCGCGAGAAAAGGCTGAAAAAATGCATGGGTTTCATGAGAACCATGGAAGGCAAAAATCATTTGAGGCAGAAAAAAAATAATAAAAAGGTGTTGACGCACCCATCCAGACCTGTATGATGGCTTCATTAGAAACGAAGTGGAGATTAGAAATGGCAATTGCAGAGGCGGACATCCAGAGACACCGCGACATCGCACGGGTTTGGGTTGTTGGTTACTACGCAGCAAAATCCTATAGCGGGATCGCTGGCTACGAAACGCACAAGGCCCGTCTGAACGCTCTCGCCAAGATACGCTACGCCAAGCGCCTCGCAGGCAAGCCGATCACCAGCCGCAACTATCAGGAAGAATTATCTCCCCGTGGTTTGACCGCGTTTCTCTGGAATAAGCAACTTGCCAAGTGGGACGCATACGAAAAGGCCCAGTGGGCTGAGATCAACGCCAAGATGAATGAAGGGAAATGACAATGACGATCAAGCAAGCAATCTTTACCACGTTCTGCACGGCAGCCATTGGGTTTATCTCCGTGGTCACTCTGGCAAAGGAGTTGGCGCTGTGAAAAGCTACCGCGACTATCTGGCTATGAAGGGCCTTCGACCAATCGTCATTCAACGCACGACCAAATGCAAAGGTGACAAGGTTATCGTGACAAGCTGCAAGCCTGCGGAGACGGTGAAGTGAAAAGCGCAATCATGATCCGCAAGACAGGCCCCATATCGGTCAACAAGCTACCAGATCGGTCTGACAGCGAGATACGTTATCATGCTGCAATGGAACGTGGCTCCAAGGCTCTCCTGCAAGCCATACTGGACACAGGCAGGGTTCACGGCAAGATGACACGGGATCAAGAGATCGAAGCCATATCGTGGGCGTATAATGTAGACGTAACTCTATCTTGAGGGGATTAACATGGAAGAGGACATGAAGGAACTGGTTGATGAACTTCGGACCAACCAACCAGACACATCAATGTGCAATGCTGCGGCTGATATGATTGAAGAATTATATGAGGCAACCCAAGTCTTGGAAACCGCTCTAATGAACACGCTCAAAGAGTTGCGTGGGTATCATGACGCACTGGCTCACGCTGCCGGAAGAGATCGGGACGACGATGACTGACGACGACAAGGCGCTGGTGGCGGAACTACGCATAAACGATAAAGAGATTTATCTGCCCGTGCTTGGCAAGTCCGCCGACCGCATCGAAGCCCTAAGCGCAGAGAACGAGCGGCTGCGTGAGGCATTAGATCGAATTTACATGGAAGACCGACGAGTTGTTGATCGCTGGCGTCAAAGCCTTGCCACGGGTGACAGCCATCTAGATACGCAGATTATATTGGGTCGGTTTGCTGAAATTGCCCGCGCAGCCTTGGGAGACACGGAATGACTGACATGATTATTGGAGCCGCCGTTGGTTTTCTTGCTGGTGTTTGGTTCCACTATTTTACGATGGTCGCAATCTTCAAGAGACTAAAGTCGGAGATTGGAAGTCGGGAAGCTGGAAATTGGGAGTGAATACAATGTCCGAAGAACGTAGCAAAATTATGGACATCCTGATCACACAGGCTGACCGGGATGCGGCGGCATCAGGCTATTTTGCATGGTGCAGTGGCAACCCTGTAATTCCAGACCGCATGAAGGCTGGGAAAGCTGACAATCACAGCATGGTGCAAGCCTTCGCCCGTCACCGCATGGAAGAACGCGCTGCGATTGTCGAGTGGCTGCGTGGGCCAGAGCCATATCCTGATGGGCATGACATCGCCGCTGACATCGAAGCAGGGGAGCATTTGAAATGAAAAATTTTAACAATCTTATTGAGGCACTTGAAGAACGCGCAGAGATTTTGCGCTCAGAAAATGAAGCCGATTTGCTTTGGGTGCTGCTGGACGATGCGGCGGATGCCATCAAGGTGCTGACAGGAAAACAGCATCTTGACCGCCTTTTATCTCATGGAACATCCGATAAACTTACAGAAACTCTCGACCGCTTGGTGTTTATCAACAATGTGATTGACCATGACGAAAACGTATCCGTTCAATGGATATATACCGAGATTGAAAACCTTTTGTCGGGGGAGCATTTGAAATGACCAACATCGAACAAAAGGCGCAGCAACTTTTAAATGAGGTGCGAGCTGAGTATCCGTTAGTGGCTAGTGAGGTAGTGTCCAATACGGCCCTCTGCCGCGCCATCGAACAGCACGAAGCATTCCGGCAAGAGGTGAGTGATGCGCTTGAGAAGCGTGGTTTTTACATTGATGACCGCGATCTTGGCCGCTTCATCATCACCAAGCCTGACCCGCTGGAACAAGTGATGCGCGATGCGCTGTCACAGATGGCGGGGACGTATTCCTATAAGGAAGTGACTTCTGCCGCCCGCACCGCACTCGCCAAGCGTGGCGGAAGGATCGTGTTCGATGACTGACGTTCCATATTTAACATCAGTGCGCTGGCATTGTCTGCAAGCATTTAAGCGCCAGCCAGCCTTGATGCGCCGCCCCTTTCTCGCCAAGGAACTGAAAATCCAAGCGCGATGGAATGATGCTGTCTTGCGTCCTGCCACTGGTCCCACACTGAGCGGCTTAGAGAAAGCTGGCTGGGTTAGAAGGGCGATCTGGGGATTACCGGGAACTGGTATGCCTTTTCGCACTGGTGGGCCGATTAGCGCGTGGGAATTAACAGATGCTGGGCGTGAAGCTATCGCAGCCTGTCCCGACACATTCCCCGGTGAGCCGGTATATGGTGAAAGGAACGTGTTTGATGATTGAAAACTTAATCGGCATCGCCGTGTGCGCTATCTGGGCCTTCATCGGCTACATTGTCGGACTGCATGAGGGAATTACACGTAACCAAGATGATACGAATATGTGATCAAACTGGTGGTTTCATGTAACTTATAGATGATAGAAAGGGAATGAAGATGGAAGAATTTCAAGTGACAGAAGATGGCAGCGTTTTGGTAACTGTCCGCCTGGGTGACATTGACCCTGCTATAGTCGCAGTGCTGGAGTATCATCACAAACTCATGGAAGATGACGCGTATGATTATTGCACCTGCGATGACTGCCAAGAGGATCTGAAGGCGATCAAGAAAGACATCAAGGCATTCAAGCGGGTGCTGGCTTACTTCGGGCGGTTTCTGTCCTGACATTGACTTTTAAGAGGGGAAAGACGAAATACGGGGTATGGACGCTGACGTTAAAAAAATGGATCATAATGGAAAGTTTGAGCCTGGGCATCCTGGTGGGCCTGGCCGACCTAAAGGTGTTCCTAATAAAACCACGCGACTTGCTAAGGCTGTAATCGCAGAGGCCGCTGACCGTCTTGGCGGCCCTGATCGACTGGTAGAGTGGGCAAAGGAAAACCCTGCCAATGAACGTGTGTTCTGGGGGACAATCTATCCCAAGCTGCTGCCGCTACAGGTGAGCGCAGAGATTGAGGGCAATATCGCGGTAAGGGGCGCGTTGGTGTGGAAGACGCCCAGCTAAAAGCCATTGAAAGCCCGTATGAGCCGCGCAAGCAGTTCATGCCCCTGCACCTCAGAGACACGCGCTGGGGTATTGTCGTTGCCCACCGCCGCGCTGGTAAGACCGTTGCCTGCGTTAACGACCTGATTAAAGAGGCGGCCTGTTGCATCAAGCTGAACCCCCGCTTCGCTTACATCGCTCCCCAGCTTAACCAAGCCAAGGACATCGCGTGGCAATATCTGTTGGAATACACGGAATGCTTCGGACCAGACCGTAAGATCAACGCCTCCGAACTTTGGATTGAACTTCCCAACAACAACGCCCGCATCCGTATTTATGGGGCAGACAATCCAGATCGGCTTCGCGGCATCTATCTCGACGGCTGCGTTCTCGATGAGTTTGGGGACATGAACCCCACCGTCTGGACACAGGTTATTCGACCCGCACTGTCTGACCGCAAGGGCTGGGCAATCTTCATCGGCACACCAAAGGGCAAGAACGTATTCTATGACCTTTGGCAGAATGCAGAGGATGATGAAGACTGGTCGCGGCTGATGCTCAAGGCGTCAGAGACCGGCCTGCTTGACGACAAAGAACTGAACGACGCCCGCCGCATGATGAGTGAGGACGAGTTCAATCAGGAATACGAGTGCAGCTTTGACGCAGCCATCCGTGGGGCATTCTATGGCAAGGAGTTTATGGAGGCCGATGCCGCTGGCCGCCTGACGCACGTTCCCTATGACCCAGCCCTCCCAGTGCATACAGCCTGGGACTTGGGTATGTCTGACAGCACGGTTGTCTGGTTTGTCCAGTCGCATGGAGGTGAGACACGATGGATCGACTGCCTCAAGGGCGAGGGCGTTGGTCTGGACTGGTATGTAAAACAGCTTCAGGAACGTCCGTATGTCTGGGGCAACCATTACCTCCCGCATGACGTTCGGGTGCGTGAACTTGGCACAGGCAAGAGCCGCTTAGAGGTGTTGCAGGAATTAGGATTACGGAATGTCGAGATTGCGCCGCGCATGGATGTCAATGACGGAATACAGGCGCTTAGGATGCTCCTGCCGCGCTCGTGGTTCGACAAAGACAAGTGCAAGACCGGGATCGAGGCGCTGCGGATGTATCGTCGGCACTACGACGACAAGCGGCAAGAGTTTCAAACTCACCCGTTTCACGACTGGACAAGCCACTACGCAGACGCCGCAAGGTATTTCGCTATAGCGCACAGAGATCAAATGGGGTATACACCGATCAAACGAAACATTCGCGGCATCGTTTAAGGATTAAAACATGGCCCAAGTTTTCCGCCCAATCCAGTCTATTCGCGTGGATTGCTCAACCACCTCTAAGCGGGTGGCACTGCCTGCCAACACGACTAACGTCCGCATCTACAACGAGACGACATCGGTTGCTTGGGTTCTCCTTGGCAACTCTTCTGTTGTGGCTGCAATCCCCGCTCTCGACACGGCTGGCCCCGGCTTCGCTGTTGCCCCTGCCTCTGTTGAGAACTTCACGGAGACGGTTGATGGCGGCGCTACCCATATCGCTATCATCCTCTCAACAGGGACAGGCGTTGTAAACGTCACTTGCGGCGAGGGCTGGTAAATGTCTAGCCGCCTGCGGTCACGGCTCCGCGCAAGCACAAGCCTGTCTGGTGGCGGAGGCCCTGCGGCTGCACTCGATCTAAACTTCATCACTGGCTCATATCAGACGAGCGGTGGAAGCTATGCGTTCCAAGACCTGATCCGGTTCAGCCGCACAACCGCTGGCACGTTTGTTGGCAGCAATGGCCTGATCCAAAACAGCCCAATCTCCAACAACCTTATGCTTTGGACGGAAGAGGCGGAAAACGCTGTCTGGACCAAAACCGCAGTTGCCGTGCAGTCAAACTTGCTGACGTATTCAGAGCAGTTCGACAATGCTGCTTGGACGAAGGGCAACGCTACTATAACCGCAAACACCACAGTTGCCCCTGATGGATTGAACACCGGGGATACAATTACTGGCGTGACAGCGGGCGTATCCAATTTCATCCGACCAACCACGCTCCCAACGGCGGTGGCTGCGCTATACACTTTCAGCATTTGGGTTATGGCTGGCACGGCTACCACCTGTAGCTTAATCATTCGAGATAATACTGGCGCAACAAACTTAGCTGTAACCTCGCAAATTGTTAGCGGCCCCGGCTCAATTTCCGGCAGCCCTATTGTTAACGTAACTGGCCTTTCCACTACAGAGTGGACGCGAGTTGCAATTACTTTGGCCGCCCCGGCGACTGCGGGTAATGCGCTTCAACCAACATTTTATCCCGAGACGGCACTCTCAGCTACAACGGCATTATCCAACATCATTTGGGGCGCTCAGTTTGTTCAAGGTGCGCTGCCAGCTAATTACCAGCCGACACTTGCAAGCGCTGTTGCTATTCAATACCTTGCGCCTAACAACGTCTTGAGCGCGAACAAGATTATTGAGAACAGCGCCAATACATACCACTTTGTCCGCGAACCCGTTACGGCGGCTAACGTAGCCCATACGTTTACGACTTATCTGAAAGCCGGTGAGCGCACTCGCGCCATTGTCTCGATGAGCGACATTACAACGGGCGATGCTTCCATCGGCGTTGATCTGACGAACGGCACGACATTTACGGCGACGGGCCTTAGCATTGGCAGTTGGACCGCCGTTTCGTCGTCTGTAACGTCCGTTGGAAATGGCTGGTATCGCGTAAGCGTTACTGCGACCAAGGGCGCTGGAACGCAGATTGCTGGCAGTGTGTTCCCGACAGACGGAACTAGCGCAACATTTTTGGGCGATGGTTCCTCCGGCTTTTATATGTGGGGTTCTCAGTTAGAGGTTGGCTCTTCTGCAACCGCTTACTCCCGCAACGCTGATGGCCGGTATGCGCCGCGCTTTGATTATGATCCGGTCACGCTGGCGGCTAAGGGCCTGCTGATTGAAGAGCAGCGGACAAACTTGCTGACGTATAGCGAGCAGTTTAACAACGCCGCTTGGACCAAGTTAAGTATGACTGTCACGGCTGATAGTGTTGTTGCGCCTGATGGGCAGACAACGGCTGATACGCTTACTGGCACAGCATCATCTTTTTGTTATGTAACGCAAGTCACACCGACACTCACGACAGGCGTGAATTACACGCTTTCAAGATACGTCAAAGCAGGGACAATAAACTTCTGCACATTGGCCTTACACGCTCAGGCTGACGTTTATTTTGATCTTGTAAATTTGACTTACAATGCTGTTGGAACTGGTTTTGTTTCAGCAGCAATCGTCGATGTTGGCAATGGGTGGCGGCGCATTTCCGCAACTTGGACAAAAGACGCTGGAACAACATACCAAATATATTTGGCGTTAGCGTCCTCGCTTTCAAGCCAATCTGGCATTCCTATTGGCGCAACTTTATATTCTTGGGGTGCGCAATTTGAGGCAGGCTCATTTGTAACATCCTACATCCCAACCGTTGCCAGCACGGTAACACGGGCGGCAGACATTGCGCTTGTTACTGGCGGCGCATTCACGCCTTGGTATAACCCGCTGGCGGGAACGCTGTCTGCTGACGTTATTCCACAACTTTCAAACGTGGCGAACCAGTTTATTGCATCGTTGTCAGATGGCACAAATATTAACCGCGCATCTATATTCAAAACAACGGGTGGGATTGGTGGCTTCCGCACAACATCAAACGGAACTGCCGCGAACCCAATCGCTCCAGCAAATGCGCTTACCGGCAACGTGGCTCACAAAATCGCTCTCGCAATCACAACTGGCACGGGCAACGTAATGCCTGCTGTAGACGGGGCGCTTGGAACTGCGGCAACGCTTTCAACAATGCCCACAGGCGTCAACACTCTCCGCTTTGGCGTGAACGAAGCGGCAAATGCTGACTGGCTAAACGGCCACACGCGGTGCGTCCGCTACTTCAACACGCGCCTGACAAACGCAGAATTGCAGACGGTGACGACATGATGGACTACTGCACCAAAAGCGCCACTGAGGCTGAGTTCAACGACCTGATGCTGGGCTGCGGCCTGTTTGTTGAGGTGGACGACGGCGAAGGCAACGTCAGCGTTGAGCCTGTCCCGTTCACCATGTCGCTGGACCGCATCGGCCCGATCACAATCCAGACAGGCGTTGATGAGAACGGCGATCCGATCACGGTCACTTACCCTGAGTATTACACGAACATCCGCGTGACCACTGGCCTGACGGACGAGCAGAAGGCAGCCCTGGACTCGATCAGTATTGACCCGACCCAGCCGCAATATCGGGAGTGGCAGCAATGAAAACTCCTGCATGGCAGCGCAAAGAGGGAAAGAACCCGTCTGGCGGCCTGAACGCAAAAGGTCGTGCGTCGGCCAAGGCTCAGGGCATGAACCTGAAAGCACCTGTTAAATCTGGCGACAATCCACGGAGGGCGTCATTCTTAGCGCGTATGGGGAATATGCCGGGGCCGGAGCGTGACGAGAAGGGCAGACCGACCCGCCTTTTACTATCGCTGCAAGCGTGGGGTGCGTCATCTAAAGCAGACGCGAGAACCAAAGCTAGAACCATTTCCGCCCGCAACAAGGGGAAGTCCAAATGAGGAAACTTGACGCTATTCGCCCCAGTTTCTTCCGGTCTTGATGGCGTGAATGGTGCTAACGGATGTTCCTGTTTGCCGCGCTATCTCAGATAACGAAGCGCCCATGTTTATGAGCATTCGGACAGCCTTAACCCCAGCTTCAGTGAATAGCGCCCTTCCATTATTCTCCTTGGCGCATGATCCGTGTGTAATCGTATCGGCTATGTTTTCAGCAACTGTTCCATATGCAAGGTTCGACACATGATTATTGCGCTTATTCCCGTCCAAATGTCTAATAATATGACCTTCAGGACGCTCCCCAATGAACAATTCGGCTACAAGGCGATGAATGTAGAAGCATTTTTGGGTTTTGTGATGAGGTAGTTTTTTTGCGCTAAAACTAGTATAGTGAGTTACGGTGTTTAGCTTGCGTGGGAAGCGTTCTCCATTTCTAATGGAGTTAACATTACCAAAATTGCTAATTTCGTATATACCTTCGTATTCAGGAACAGGCTTCCAAACTTCGGGTGATAACATGGCTAAATCTCCTACCAAAGCAGACAAGAAGATAGCTAAAGTTTACAGGGAATACAAGGCTGGAAAGTTGCATAGCGGCGGAAAGTCTGGCCCTATTGTAAAATCCCGCAAGCAGGCAATCGCAATCGCATTGTCGGAAGCTGGGAAGAGCAAAAAGAAGTAAGGCATCCTATGGCATATCGTAAGAACACCAAGCCAACTCAGGCTGAGATCGAAGCCGCAACGCCTGAAATCTCAATTGAGATGGAAGATGGCATGGAAGTTAGCGCCGAAATGCCTGAAGAAGAGGCTATGTCGGAAGAGGAACTTCAGCGCATCGTTGCTGGGGAACTTGACGACAGCCAAGCCTATATTGACGACGTAATCTCGCCGCTCCGCGCTGAAGCTGGTCAGTATTACAAGGGTGAGCCGTTCGGCAATGAGGAAGAAGGCCGCTCACAGGTCGTCTCGATGGACGTTCGGGATACAATCCAGTCCATCATGCCGTCGATCATGAAGGTGTTCTTTGGCTCGTCAAAGGTCGTTGAATACGCTCCGAACAGCGCAGAGGACATCGACGCAGCCGAACAGGCCACGGATTATGTCAACTACTGTTTGACACGCGACAACAACCTTTTCATCCACTCCTATGCGATGTTCAAGGACGCGCTGACCCGCAAGAACGGCTTCGGCAAGGTCTGGTGGGATGAGACGGAGAACGTCGAGACGTATGAGATCGAGGGCATCGACGAAAACGGCTACATGGTTCTCATGTCCGACCCGGAAGTTGAACTGCGTGAGGTCGAGGTCGAGTATTCTCAACAGGAGATCATGACGCCTGAAGGCATTACCACAATTGTGGAAACGCCGATCTACAGCGCCAAGGTTGTCCGCAAGACCAAAGAGGGCCGTCTGAATGTCGCTGCCCTGCCGCCTGAAGAGTTTCTGATTGACCGCCGCGCTAAGTCACTGAATGACTTCGACTTTATCGGTCACCGCCGCTACATGACCGTCTCTGAACTGGTCAAGATGGGCTATGAGCAAGACGAAGTTGAAAACCTTGGCTTTGAGACGCAGGATGACTTCGACGGCAACCAAGAGACGTTTGACCGCAACCCGCAGGCAACCATCCTTGGCGCTGGCCGGACTGATGTTGCAAGCCGCAAAGTTCTCTACATCGAGGGCTATCTCTACGTTGACAAGGACGGCGACGGCATCGCTGAATTGCGAAAAGTCTGCGTTGGCGGGGCGGCTTACAAAATCCTTCACGACGAGGCTGTTGACGACCATCCGTTCTTTGACTTCTGCCCAGACCCTGAGCCGCACACGTTCTTTGGTATGTCCATCGCTGACGTGGTTATGGACATCCAGCGGATCAAGTCGTCGATCATGCGCAACACGCTCGATAGCTTGGCACAGTCGATTTATCCCCGCATGGGCGTTGTCGAAGGTCAGGCGAACCTTGAGGACGTTCTGAACACGGAAGTTGGTGGCGTCATCCGCATGAAGTCACCGGGCGCTGTCCAGCCGTTTGTGACGCCGAACGTGTCTCAGGCCGCATTCCCCATGCTGCAATACATGGACGAGATCAAAGAGAGCCGCACGGGCATTTCTAAAGCGTCCGCTGGCCTCGATCCGAACGCCCTGAGCAATTCCACTGCAACGGCGGTAAATGCCACTGTGACAGCCGCGCAGCAGCATATTGAACTGATCTGCCGCATCTTTGCAGAAACGGGCTTTAAGACGCTGATGGCGAAGGCGCTCAAGTTGCTCGTCAAGAACCAAGATAAGCCGCGTATCGTGCGCCTGCGTAACAAGTTTGTCCCGATTGACCCGCGTGTCTGGGATGCCAACATGGACGTTGTGGTCAACGTGGCGCTTGGCACTGGCTCAGATCAGCAGCGGATGGGCTTCCTGAACGTCATCGCTCAGAAGCAGGAAATGCTGTTGCAGCAACTTGGCCCGATGAATAACCCCATCGTGTCGCTCAACAACTACTACAACACGCTTGAGCAGATGCTGGCCGTTGCTGGCTTCAAGGACGTGTCGCAGTTCTTTGAGAACCCGCAGAACTTCCAGCCGCCGCAGCCCACACCGCCGCCGCCCAGCCCTGAGCAGATTTTGGCACAGGTTCAGGCCCAGTCTATTCAGGCTGACATCCAGAAGAAGGCCGCCGAACTTGAACTGAAGCGGCAGGAAATGATGCTGGTTGATGACCGTGAGCGTGACAAGCTGGACGCAGACGTATTGCTGAAGGCCGCTGAGATCGAGGCTAAGTATGGCGCACAGGTCAACACGGCCAACATCGAGGCGCTGATGCAGCGTGACCGTGAGGCGATCCGTCAGCAGGCGGAAGCTGACCGCGCAATCATGGCTGCACAGGCTCAGGCTGAACAGGCCGCCGTCAACCAGTTCATCCAGCAGAACGCGGAGGCGGTAATGCAGGAACAGGCAATGATAGAGCAAGCTAACCAGATGGCTCAACAGGGGATGATGTAATGGCAGTAATTCCAGCACAGGGCCGGGACCCGTCACAGCGTGAGCAGATTTTAGCAAGCCAAAGTCTACTTCCCACAGAATATATGGCTCCCAATTATCTAACATATGGGAACGCCGTTAGTTTTGGGCAAAATGCTGATGTTGGTCTTTATCCCGGCAAGCAATATGTGCTTGTTGATAACCGGACTGGGCAGCAACTTGCCGCTGGCAGCAGCGCAGAAGAAATTCAGAATATCCTGAGCATCATCAACAATGAACTTGTCCCGCAAGGGGGTAAGGCTGACTGGCGATTGCTCGACATGGGTGGCGCGCCGACTGGTGCAACGCTCAATATGCACACAACCCTGCCTTCTGGCTTCGGTGAAGCGGTGCAGATTGGCAACCAATACGGCATCCCAATCGCTGGAGACAGGCCAAACAACTTTATTAAAGATATGCTCATTCCATTGCTAACGCCGATTGCGGCCACGGCTGGTGCATATTTTGGGGGTAACGCCCTTCTCGGCGCACAGGGTGGCGGTGGCGCTGGTGCGGCTGGTGCTGGCCTTGGCGGGGGCGGGGGTGGGGCTGGTATCGGCACGGGAACATCGCTTGCAGGCGCTGGCCTTTCGTCACTCCCTGCCAATCTTGCCGCAATTCAAGCTGGTGCAAACGCTGCTCTGGCAACATCCGGGCTGTCTGGCCTTGGTGCTGTTGGTGGCGGGATTGCGTCTGGCGTGGCTGGCGCTGGCATCGGTGGCGGATTGGGCGCAGGCGCTGGAACTGCCGGACTTGGCGCTACAGGCGCTGGCGTGGGCGCTGGCGCGGCTGGTGCAGGCGTTGGTGCGGGTGCTGGTGGCTTGGGCGCTGGCTTAGGCACAACTGGCGCAGGAATTGGGGCTGGTGCAGGCGCTGGCCTTGGCACTGGGGCTTCAACGGCAGCCACATCGGGCGGTAAGGGATTGCTTGGCAGTGTCTTAGGCAAACTTGGGATTAGCGACTATATCACCCTTGGCAGTCTTGCAGCCTCTGGTGTTGGAAGCCTTCTTGGTGGCGGCGGCACTAGCGCACAAACTCCTTACGTCTCACCATTCGGCGCTGTGGGTGGCATTGGTGCTGGTCGTGACATGAGGGCGACCCCGAACATTGCTGATTATGAGCAATACGGCTTTGGCCCTGAAGCCACGTTCTTCAAGCCTGAGTATAACCAGCTAGTGTCCAGCACGTTCCAGCCGACAACGCAGGCTTACAGGCCGCTTATCAATGGGTAATCCGATGGACCGTCAAACGGTGATTGACAAGGCCGAACACTGCAACCGTCTGGTCAAGGATGAGTTGCTGATTGAAGCCTTTGAGGCTGTAGAGGCCGACATTTACAACGAATGGCGCACCAGTGCCGTGGGCGATTACCAGTATCGCTCTGACCTGTTTCACACGCTTAAAGGATTAGAGCGTTTGAAAACTAGACTGCAAAAATACATCGACGATGGAGTGATTGCGTCTAGGAGTTAACATCAACATGAAAAGGTGATATATGACGGAACAAGTCGGCAACCCCCAAGGCGGGATCGGCCTCCACGAAGCAACCTTAGCCATTAGTCAATTGCTCGGCCCCGATGAGGACAACCAAGAAGAGACTGAGGCGCTAGATCAGGAAACTGATCGGGATGAAGCGGAATACGACGACGAGGGCGATGCGCCTGAAGATGAGTATGACGACGAGTCCGAACTGGATGAAGAAGATGGTGAGGAAGAAGCCTCGCAGGAACTTCCAGACGATCTAACCGTCAAGGTCAAAGTTGACGGCGAAGAGATGGAAGTCACCCTCGCAGAACTTCGGAATGGCTATAGTCGGACTTCAGATTACACGCGGAAGGCTCAGGCTCTCGCAGAGGAACGCAAGGCGTTTCAATCGGAAGCTGAAACCATCCGTCAAGAACGCGCTCAATACGCTGAATTGTTGCCGCTGCTCCAGCAGCAATTGATGCAACAAGCCAGTGCGGAGCCTGATTGGGACAGTCTTTATAACGAAGACCCCATTGAGGCAGCGCGGTTGGAACGACAGTGGCGCAAGTCCCGTGAGGAACAGTCGTATCGGCTCCAAGCCATTCAGGCAGAGCAGCAGCGACTGGCACAGGAGGCAGCCACAGACCAAGCGAGAGCCATTCAGGCTTTTGTGGAAGCAGAACGCGCTAAGTTGCCTGACGTTATCCCAGAGTGGAAAAATCAGGAAACGATGGTTCGGGAAGCGAAAGAGTTGCGGGACTGGGCGATTGCTCAGGGCCTGACGGAACAGGAAGTCGACAGCCTGCGTCAAGCCAGCCACGTTGCTCTGATCCGCAAAGCGATGCTCTACGATAAGGGCAAGACACGGGTGCAGCAGTCTAAGAGCGCACCTAAAAAGTCGGGCAAGGTTATTCGTCCCGGCTCGTCAGGCTCACAGGTCGATGGTCGTCAAACCGATGTAAAGAGGGCTTCACAGCGTCTTGCACGTTCTGGCCGCATTTCTGATGCAGCCGCACTTTTGGATAAACTCATTTAGTGAAAGGCCCATATCATGGCTATTGTTGCAAATACCTTTACCCGTTACTCCGCCATCGGCATTCGTGAAGATTTGTCGAACGTCATCTATAACATCGCTCCGGAAGAAACTCCGTTCATCTCGAACATTGGCCGCGAGAATGTTAAGAACACCTACTTTGAATGGCAGACGGACGATCTGGCTGCTGCTTCTGCTTCTAACGCCGCGCTGGAAGGTGACGATGTAACGTCGTTCACGGCTGTCACGCCGACTGTCCGCGTTGGTAACTACACGCAGATCAGCACGAAGAACGTCATCATCTCCGGCACGGTTGAGGCTCTGGACCGCGCTGGCCGTCGTTCGGAACTGACCTACCAGCTTGCCAAGCAGGGTTCGGAACTGAAGCGCGACATGGAAGCCGCTCTGCTTGCCAACCAAGCGTCGGTTGCCGGTAACACGACGACTGCCCGCCGCACGGCTGGTCTGCCTGCGTGGTTGACCTCGAACACCTCGTTCGGTTCGGGTGGTGCTAACCCGACTGTTGGCTCGACCCCGACTGCTGCCCGCACGGACGGCACTCAGCGGGCCTTCACGGAAACGCTCCTCAAGAACGTCATCTCGGCGGTCTGGACGAGCGGTGGTAGCCCGAAAATCCTCATGACGGGTGCGTTCAACAAGCAGGCTGCATCTGCCTTCACCGGCATTGCGACCCGCTTCCGTGACGTTCCGGCTGGTTCGCAGGCTCAGATCGTTGGCGCTGCTGACGTGTATGTGTCTGACTTCGGCACGGTGAGCATCGTTCCGAACCGCTTCCAGCGTTCGCGTGACGCCTTCGTCCTCGATCCTGAAATGGCTTCGCTGGCGATCCTGCGTCCGATCCAGCAGATGGAACTCGCCAAGACCGGCGACGCTGAAAAGCGCATGATGCTGGTTGAATATGGCCTGAAGGTCAACAACCAAGCGGCACACGGTATTGTGGCCGACCTTACCACGTCGTAAGGTGTTGGGGTCTGGGGAGGGGTTCGCCTCTCCCCTAACTCACCGGAGGGAAAATGAGCAAACGTATCATTACAGACGATAGCGCAACCACAGGCATCGTCACATCATTCCATTATGACGCAGACACCGATGAGGCGATCATCACGAAGGAACAGGATGTCACGTCAATCATAGAAGCCAACAAGGTCGAATTTAACAACGCCACTGACCGCTGGGGAGAGTGGACAAAGGTTGGCTCTATTCCACTTTCATTGTATTATGAACTTGAGCGCAAAGGCATTCTGCATGACCAGAAGGCCCTAGCTGCATGGTTGAACGATCCCGACAATCGGGCGTTTAGAACAAGGCCGGGAACGATCTAATGGCGATTACGACCTATTCAGAATTGCAAAGTGCAGTCGCTGATTGGCTTAACCGCCAAGACCTCACGTCTGCCATCCCGAACTTTATTTCGCTGGCAGAGGCGCAACTGAATAGGTCGCTTCGCAACCGTAAGATGCAGACGAGTGCAACGCTCACTCTGTCATCCAATTACGTTAACCTTCCGGCTGACTGGCTTGAGAATGTCCGTGTCCAACTGAACACCAATCCTGTCACGCCTTTGGTCTATGAGACGCCTGAGCAAATCCTTGAGGATAGCCAAAAGTATTCTGCAAACGGCCAGCCGATGTATTTCAGCGTTATTGGGACGCAATTGCAGGTTCTGCCATATCCAGACAGTTCATATGACCTGAGCCTGCTGTATTACGCTAAAATCCCCGCATTGTCGGTGTCCAACACGACAAACTGGCTGCTGACGGAAGCGCCTGACCTGTATCTCTACGCAACCCTGATCCAGTCCGCGCCGTATCTGAAGGAAGATGAGCGGATCGGCACTTGGGCTGCAATCTATGACCGCATTTTGAACGATATGAACATTGCCGACGACAATGCGCGTGTTGGCAACAGCAAGATCGTCTCTCGCGTTCGCTCCTTTGGATGATAGGTTAAAACATGGCTGACACAACCACCACAAACCTTGGCCTCACAAAGCCTGAAGTTGGCGCATCAGCCGACACCTGGGGGACGAAACTCAACACCGATCTGGATACACTGGACGCCATCTTTAAGGCTGACGGCACGGGGACGAGCGTCGGCATGAATATCGGCTCCGGAAAAGTTCTGGCTCTGGCTGGCACATTGACCGCTAACGGCGCAACGCTGTCTCCCACTGAACTTAGCTACCTGGACACCGTTTCATCTAACATTCAGACCCAGTTGAACGGGAAACAAGCCACGCTCGTCTCTGGCACAAACATCAAGACGATTGGCGGAACAACGCTCCTCGGTTCTGGTGACATCACATCACTTGGCATCGCCATCACTGGAAACGCTGCAACGGCCACGACGGCGACGACAGCTAACACGGTGGCATCCGGCGGCACGATTGACGGCATCGTGGTTGGTTATCGCAGCATCCCTCGGTCAGCCACAACCAGCGGCTCTATTCCTACTACCGAAGTCGGTAAGTGCATTCCGGCTACTGCTGGCATCACAATCCCAAATAACACGTTCGCTGCTGGTGACGCAATTTCGATCTATAACGACAGCGCAAGTTCAGTCACGATCACTGCGGGTGTAACGACCTTGCGTCAGGCTGGGACAGGAAACACTGGAAACCGGACGCTGGCTGCACGTGGACTTGCGACAGTCTGGTTTAATAGCCCGACAGAGGCGATCATCTCTGGAGCGGGTGTCAGCTAATGAGCGGCATCCAGATGGCCCTGCTAGGCTCTGAGCAAGCCGCAACGGTCAATTTCAATGACGTATACGCCTATGCCGTTAATACAGGCGCAAGCGCTGTGTGCGGCTATCGCGTCAACGACGACGGCTTTGACTACAAGAATGCAAACGGCACTTACACATCGTTCCAGCAATGGGTGACGCCGACATCGGCTGGTGGTAACTTTGAAGTTAATGCTACAGTCTCGTCTGGTCTCACTCCGACTGGGACAATTGGATCTTGGGTTGCGACATCAACCGACCCGACATGGACCATTTCTCGCGCCACGGTTGGCGTGAACCTCTCAACCCTTTCAATTCAAATCCGCCGCGCCGGGACAACAACCGTGTTGGATACATGGACTGTCACGATTGAGGCAGAGAGAACGTAACGTAAATGTCGGTGGAAACTATGAGCATCATTGACCCTGTTGAATACGGCAAACTTCTTCACGCTGTAGAGGCCCTTGAGGGCAAGGTTTCTGACATGGAGGCCGACATTAAGAAGTTGGTGCAGCTTGCCGACCAGTCTAAGGGTGGCTTTTGGGTTGGGATGACAATCGCCTCGATCATCGGCGGCATCATTACCTACGTTAGCAACTTCTTTATCGCAAAGCCGTGACATGGCTGCCGGTAACTTCAACGCCTGCTTGGCTGAGATCCTGAAGCACGAAGGTGGCTTCGTAAATCACAGCAAAGACCCTGGGGGGATGACGAATTTGGGCGTCACCAAGGCGACCTATGAAGAGTGGATCGGCCATCCTGTATCCGAAGCCATCATGCGCAAGTTGACCCCGCAGCTTGTCGGCCCGCTCTACAAGAAGAAGTTTTGGGACATGATGAAGTGCGACGGTCTGCCCAAGGGCCTTGACCTGTGCGTGTTTGACTTCGGGGTGAACGCTGGCGTTAAACGCTCTGCTAGGATGCTACAGCGCCTTGTCGGGGTGTCTGACGATGGGGTGATAGGTCCGGCCACTCTCAAGGCTGTAGAGGCCCGTAAAGCGGTTATAGGCACTCACGCGCTGATTACGTTCTTTCAGGCGGAGCGCCGTGTGTATTATAAGTCACTGACGCACTTCCCGACCTTCGGCAAGGGCTGGCTGCGTCGCGTTGATGCCGTTGAGAAAACTGCACAGGCGATGGTGCGATGACGCTCAAGGATATTGAGAGCGCACTTCTTGAGCGTGTCCGTGTCTGGTGGCGACCGATCTCCTGCATTGGCATCGCTGGCGGTGTCGTCATTCATGGGATTGTCCTTCCCTTATGGAGGCAGGAAAGCCTCGATTTGATGGGTTGGGCTGCTGTAATTACTGCTTGCTCTACAGCGTTCGCTGTGCGAACATGGGAGAAATTAAAGCGGGACGGTTAAAATGGAAACTTGGGTTAAAGCGATAGATTTCCCTGAATATGAAGTTTCTGATTTGGGAAATATTAGGCGCATATCCTCTGCGAGGGGGGCTACTGTCGGCGCGAAGTTAAAGCCATACGACAGCAATGGATATACCAAGGTAACGCTTGTTTCTGGAGGCCGTAAAAGAAAAGTTTCTGTTCACAGGCTGGTCCTTGAGAGTTTCACTGGAAGGCCGTCTGAAAAGTTGGATTGCTGCCATAACAATGGCATTAGGAATGATAATAGGCTCGAAAACCTGAGATGGGCTACAAGGTCTGACAATATGGCTGACGCAAAAACTCATGGGACAGCAGCCATTGGAAGCAGAAACGGCCACGCAATTTTGATTGAAAACGATGTAATCCAGATACGGTGGTTGAAGAGCAACGGGCATAAGGTATCGGACATCGCAAAGAGATACCTCGTGTCTCACCAAGCAATATCTGATATATGTCGCCGGAAAAATTGGAGGCACATATAAATGCCAACGATTAACCCGGTCTTTGGCTATGTCGCGGCTGCTGCGCTTGTCAGCGGACTTGCTGTAGGCTGGAAGGTCCGCGACTGGCAGTGTGACGCTGCATACGCAAAGGCTCTCGAAAAGGCGGAGCGTGACCGCAAAGCCTTACAGGGGAAAATCAATGCTATTTCAACGACTTACGAACAAGAGCGCAATCAAGCCGATGTGGTGGTCAGCGGAACGCGCACAACAATCCGCGAGATTTATAAAACTCTGCCGCCTGTTCCTGCTGATTGTTCTCCTGACATTCGTGTTGTCCGCTTGCTCGAAAGCAGTGTCAGTAACGCCAATCGAGCCGCTTCCGGCAAATCTGGCGAGTAACTGCCCAGACCTTCCAGCCGTGCCTAATCCCTTGGTCGATCCAGAGCGATCCATCTGGGAAGTCGAGATCATTGCAAAATATAGTGATTGCGCATTAAAACACCGACTAACTGTTGAGGCATGGTCCAAAGCGGTTAAAAAGTGAGGGGACGATATGACGATCTTATCAGATGAAGAGTTCATCAAAGCGTGGCAGACCTGTGGTGGCAGCCCGCGACAAATGGCTGACATTACTGGCCTCGACGAGCGCAGTATTTACAAGCGGCGCAGGGCGTTGGCGAACAAGGGCATTATCCTGCAAAGCAACCCAAGAACGAGCAATGCGGGATCATATGGCACTTGGTCCAAGGATGACGTTGGCCGTGCGTATCGCAAGCAATTGAACCACTCAATTGATACTGGCTCTGTGATCGTTTTCTCCGATGCCCACTGGTGGCCGGATCAGGACATAACGTGCGCCAATCACGCCCTGCATGAACTCATCAGGGAACTGAGGCCCGTTGCGATGGTTGCCAATGGCGACATTTTCGACGGCGCTCGTATCTCTCGCCACGCTCCGCTAGGCTGGTCTGAATTGCCCACCGTCAAGCAGGAACTGGAGATCTGCCACGAGCGGCTGGCCGATATTGAAATGCTTCTGCCGCCCGGTTGCGAAAAGTTCTGGAACATCGGCAACCACGACGCCCGCTTTGACCGCGCTCTGGTCGTTGGCGCTGCTGAATATGACGGCATTGTTGAGCGGCTGGAAGATAAGTTTGACCGCTGGGAGATGGCATGGTCGCTGATGGTCAATGATACCGTCATCATCAAGCACCGCTACCACAACGGCATTCACGCGGCCTATAACAACGCTTTGAAGGCTGGTAAGTCAGTTGTCACCGGACACCTTCACCGCCTCGCTGTAACGCCCTGGGCGGACTATAATGGCCGCCGCTGGGGTGTGGACACTGGAACGCTTGCCAACCCGCACGGCCCGCAGTTTGATTACGCTGAAAACAACCCGTCTCCGCATACGTCCGGCTTTGCGGTCCTAACTTTCAAGGACGGGATGCTGCTTCCGCCTGAGTTATGTGAGGTGCTTGGGTCTAAGGCATATTTCCGTGGTCAGTGCGTTTACGATGCAGGGGGTGAAAATGATTTCAGCAATTGAGTTTCTTGAACGAGCCGCTGACCTGATGCTTGAACGCGGTCAGGAATACGACACGGAAAACGGTGAACGCAGCATGGCGCAGACCGTTGCCGCCTTCAACGTCATCACTGGCAACATCATGTCAGAGCAAGAGGGCTGGCTGTTTATGTTGCTCTTGAAACTTGTCCGTCAACACCAAACTGATGGGTGGCATCAGGACAGTTCTGAGGACGCAATCGCCTATGCGGCTTTGATGGCTGAGTCGTGGCAAAAAGAGCCAGAAGATGATATAGAGATTACGTTCACGTTCTACCCTGATGGTGAAGATGACTAAACATGGCTCTAGTTCCACTTAACATTCCTCCAGGCGTCTACCGCACCGGCACTGAACTTCAGTCTGCTGGCCGTTGGTATGACGCCAATCTTGTTCGGTGGGGCGAAGGCACGATGAAGCCTGTGGGCGGATGGGCAAAACGCGCCGTGTCCGCCCTGACTGGTAAGGCTCGGTCGATCATCGCATGGAAAACTAACTCAAATATCCGCCTGATTGCAGTCGGCACATCGTCAAAGCTGTATGCAATCACGCAGTCAAATGCTCTGGCTGACATCACGCCAACATCTTTCACGGCTGGCTCTGACGACGCTGTGACGGGCGCTGGCTACGGCTCTGGGACTTACGGGACGGGCTATTTCGGGACGCCTCGGCCTGACACTGGCTCGATCACGCCTGCAACGACATGGAGCCTCGACACATGGGGCGAATATCTCGTTGGCTGCTCCAGCAGTGACGGAAAGATTTACGAGTGGCAACTTGATTACTCGACCCCGACAAAGGCCGCTGTGGTCACGAATGCGCCAACGGGCTGCACAGCCATCCTTGTCACTGCCGAACGATCCCTGATGGCTCTGGGGGCCTCTGGCAACTATCGCAAAATCGCATGGTCAGATCTTGAGGACAACACGGTCTGGACGGCGGCCTCCACTAACCTTGCTGGCAGCCTTGAATTGCAGACGGGTGGCCGGATCATCACTGGCAAGCGTGTCCGTGGGCAGAACCTGATCCTGACTGACATTGACGCTCACATTGTGTCTTATGTCGGCCAGCCCTTTGTCTATACCGCTGAAATTGCTGGCCGCGCTTGTGGCGCTGCATCTGCTAACTGCATCGCCGTTCTCGATAACATGGCTGTCTGGATGGGTGCTAACGGCTTCCATGTGTATGATGGGTATGTCCGCCCGCTTCCCTGCGACGTGTTCGACTACGTTTTCAGCGACCTGAACAACGCGCAAATCTCCAAGGTGTATGCGGTCAACAACTCGCAGTTTAACGAGGTATGGTGGTTCTATCCGTCATCCAGTTCCAATGAGAACAACCGCTATGTCGCATGGAACTATGTCGAAAATAGCTGGACGTTTGGCTCTCTGGCCCGCACTTGCGGCACTGACCGTGGCGTGTTTTCCAATCCTGTTATGGTCGGGATTGATGGCTTTACTTACGACCACGAGACTGGCCTGAACTATGACGGCGCTCTGCCCTATGTCGAAAGTGGCCCCGTCCAGATCGGCAATGGCGACCAGATCATGTATGTGAATGAGATGATCCCAGATGAGCGCAATCAGGGTTCAGTCGTGGCGACGTTCAAGACGAAATACTATCCGAACGGCGACGAAACGTCATACGGACCGTATGATCTGACCAACCCGACATCCGTCCGCTTCAATGGGCGGCAGATCAAAATGCGCGTGACGACTGATAGCACCCCGTCAGCGTGGCGCGTTGGCACTCAGCGGCTGAATGTGATTGCAGGTGGTCGTCGGTGACGCTTAAACTTCCTCCCGCCCCACAATCCTATAACCCTGCATATGAGGCGCAGCGCAACCGTCTTATTGAGGTTTTTGCGCAACAGACATACACCAAGGGCGAGGATGTCGGCATCTATCAGCCTGCGAAGCTGATTGCGTCTGATGCGTCATTTATCACCACCGACACGCATACCCCGTCTGAAGGCTCCCTGTCATGGAACAGCCTGGACGGGACGCTTGATCTTGGCATGGAATACGGGGTGATCCAACAGATCGGCCAAGAGGTTTATGCCCGCGTTGAGAACATGACTGGATCGACAATCCCAAATGGGACAGTTGTCGGCTTCGCTGGGGTTGGCGCAAATAACGTCTTATCCGTCTCAAAATACATTGCGAACGGCTCCACGCCCACGCTCTACATTCTTGGTGTCTTGACGCACGACCTGCCGGACAGCGGCGAAGTCGGATATTGCACAACCTTCGGCCATGTGCGCGGCATTAATACGAGCGCGTTTTCAGTTGGCAACATTCTCTACGCCTCGCCCACCACGGCTGGAGCATTCACAAACGTCAAGCCAACAGCACCTAACAATGTCGTTCCAGTTGCGGCTGTTTTGAAGGTCGGCACAACAGACGGTGAGATCTTTGTCCGCCCGACGATTGAGCAGCAAAAATACTATGGGGTTTTCTCGGATACCGCAACCAAGACGCCTGCTGCTATTTACACGCCATACGCAATCACGTTCAACACGACTGACTTTGCCAATGGCTTTTCACGAGGTTCACCGACATCTCGGATCGTTGCGCCGACATCTGGCCTGTATAACTTCCAGTTTTCAGTTCAGTTGAGCAGCGGATCATCCAGCGCAAAGAAGATCTGGATTTGGCCGCGCGTCAACGGAACAGACGTGCCAAACTCAAACAGCGAAGTGACGGTTGCAGCAAATAACGCAGCCGAAGTTGTTGGATGGAACTGGGCTTTGTCGCTGAACGCAAACGACTATTTCGAAATTATGTATGCGGTTGATGACACCAATGTCCAGATTGTTGCATCTGCGGCTCAGGCTGGCGCGACAGGAACAGCCAGCTTCGCACGGCCCGCTGTGCCTTCGATCATTTTGACTGTGACTGAGGTCCAGCAATGATGAACGTCTATGAGGAGTTTAAGCGGCTGTCTCCACAACTTGAGGCGGCGCTTGAATATACCAAGGGGACGCACTCTCTGGACGACATTTGGCACGGTATTGTTGAGGGCCGTTTTCAGTTCTGGCCTGGTGACAATTCCGTCATTGTGACGGACATTGAGATCTATCCGCAGCGCCGTGTCATGCACATTTTTCTGGCCGGTGGAGAGTTAGAAGAACTGCTGGAAATGGAAAAGGCCGTGGAAGCATACGCGGCAACAATTGGGTGTAATTCAATGTCAATCTCTGGTAGAAGGGGTTGGCTGAAGGTTTTTCAGAACGATGGCTGGCAAGAGGTATGCACCACCATCGCTAAGGAGTTATAAGTATGTCCAAGGGCGGCAACACGGCGACACAGGCGACGACGCAGACGCTTGATCCCTTCGTGAAAGATTTAATCACGCGAGGCTTTACGGCTGCACAGCAAGTTGCCTCTACGCCTTATCAGGCATACACTGGTCCCCGACTGGCTCAGTTCCGCCCGCAGGAGATGCAGGCATTCCAGATGGCTGAACAGGCTGCCACTGGCCGCGTTGGCGCTCCCCAGCTTGAACAGGCCACGATGGCCGCCCAGAGGGCCGCTGGTTACTCTCCCGCACAGTTCCAGCAGGACGTGCAGGGTTTCATGTCACCCTATCAGGAAAGCGTTGTAGACGCGACTATGCGCCGTCTGGCTCAGGCCCGTGCAGAGCGTGACGCGGCGACTAAGGCTCAGTTGGCGTCGTCTCGTGCGTTCGGCAATGAGCGCCGTGGCGTCTATGAAGCGCAACTTGCTGGCGAACAGGACTTGAACACCGCTCAGACGCTGGCGAACCTCTATCAGCAGGGTTACGGTCAGGCCGCTGGCTTTGCTCAGAACCTTCCGACGCAGCAGTTGGCGGGTGCTGGTGCATTGGCTAACTTCGGCGCTCAGGCGCTCTCACAAGAGCAGGCCCGTCAACAGATGCTTGCGGGTGCTGGTCAGGCGCAGCGCGGTATGGCGCAGCAAAACCTCGACCTTGCGTATCAGGACTTCCTTGCACAGCGCGGCTATCCGCTGGAGCAGCTTAAAATCCTTCAGTCTGGCATCAGCGGTGTCCCTGCGCTTACGTCATCTACACAAACAACTACTGGGCCGGGACAGGGTTTTCTTAATACCGCATCTGATGTGACTGGATTTATTTCTGGCCTTCAAAAAATCGGGATTTTGCCGAAATGATGAATAATCAACCACCCCAAATGTCTGATACAGAGCGGCTTGCACAGCTTATGCAGGGCAATTTCTCTGGACAACTTGACAGTAGCGATAAACTTGCGGCCTTGAGCGCACTTCTTCGATCTGTTGGCCGTGGAAGCCAAGTTAGTCCACAGCAGGCGTTGCAGCAATTCCAGCAGCAAAAGATGCAAGAAGTTCAAGGGCGTATCCAGATCGACCAGCTTCGCAAGCAGGCTGAACAGAAGGCGCAGTTGGCAGCGGTAAAGGCTCAGTATATTTCGCAGCTTGAGCAGACCAACCCGCAACTTGCCCGCGCAGTGCAGTTGATGAACGCAGATGACTTTGCGAAATTGGTCATCGAACAGAACAAGCCTCAGACGCCAACCCGCCTTGCGTTCGATCCGCTTGGTCGTCCGCGTGACCCATTCACTGGCGCAATTGTCAATCCAGCCGCTCGTCTCCAAGGCTTGCCCACGGTTGCGACTGATGCTGATTTTGAAGCCCTTCCTTCTGGCTCTGATTTTGTTGATCCTGAAGGCAACATTCGGAGGAAACCGTAATGGGTTGGCGTGACGCTCCTATTGTAAAAGGCGCACCTGAGGCGCTTCAAAAGCCGATTGACCCGACGCAGATGCCCGGATTTCAGTCTAATGTTGCTGGCGCAGTGACTGCCGCAACAGAAAACGTGAAGGCTGGGCTGAAGCCTGCCACTGAGGCCGCAACTGCCGTAGCCACGGCGGACATTCCGACGCCCGCGATCTATCAAGACCTCGCTTCCGCCCGAACGCAATTGACAAGTGTTAAGAAGCAATTGGACCGCGCACAGCAAATCTATAATCGGTCCTTGAAAGGGAAAGAGCCTTGGCGCGTTGTCCGTGAGTATTTCCCCGGCGCATTCCCCGGAGATAGCGTTTCCAAGGACGTTGGCCGTTTCAACACCGCCGCAAGCCAACTTTATTCATTGGCAAGCCAAATTACACGCGTCCCCGGTGAGGGTTCGCAAGATATGCGTGAGTTCGCTCAGAAGTTGGAGGCGTTTAAGCCATCAGCAGATGACAAGGACGAAGTGATTGAGGAAAAGATCGGCGGCCTTCGCACATTGATTGATGAGCGCCTGAGCTTTGTAAACAATCGCCTTGGCACTATCAAAAAGCCGACACCCAACATTAACCGGGCAAAGGCGATGATGGGTGCAACTCAAAAGCCGAAAGTTATTCGCTTTGATAAGAATGGGAACCGCATCTGATGCCAATTCAAGCGAAACTCCCTGATGGCACGACTTTGGAGTTTCCTGATGGCACTCCCGATGAAGTCATTGATGCGACTGTAAAGAAGCAAATTGGTGCGCCTGCTGATGACGCTGGCTTTCTTGAGTCGCTTTATCTTGGCGCTCGTGAGCCTTTGGATATTCTGGCTGCACGTCTTGAACCGCAGGCGCTTGCCAGTTTAAGTCAGGCAATCGGACTGCCGACAGCGCAACAGGCGTTGCAGCAGACAGATATTCGTCGGCGCGGCGCAAGTCAGGCTGGTCAAATTCTTGGCAACGTAGCTGGCACAACTGCTATGCTTCCTGTCAGAGCGGTCACAGCGCCTGCAACTCTTGGTCAAGCCGCACTTGGCGGCGGGGCTGCAAGCGGCCTCTTGTCCCGTGCAGAGAATATGCCTGAGTTTGTTGGCGACATTGCAACTGGCGCAGCTTTCTCCACCGCACTAAAGCCTGTTGCGGACATCATTTCTGGAACGATTGCTCCTGCCGCTGGCCGTCAACTGAAGAAGTTGCGTGAAGAAGGCATCTCTCCGACAATCGGCATGATTGCTGGTGAGTCTGGCAACATTCTTGGTCGCGGATTGCAAAAACTGGAGGAGGCGGCGACCAGCCTTCCGGCGCTTGGTGATCTTGTTCAATTTGCTCGTGAAGGCGCTGGCGATGAATTTGAACGCGCTGCATTAAATCGAGCATCGTCGTTTATTGGGCGCGTTGTTCCAAAAGACCTTAATGGCGAAGAGGCTGTTGGCTGGGTTAAAGGAAAATTGCAGCAGGCGTATAACACGCTTGTCCCAAATCTCGAATTTACGGTGACTGGTGATTTTGCTCAAAAGGCAAAGCAAGTCTTTGATGACTTGGGCATTCCAAGCAGCCGCACGTCTCTGAAAAATGACTGGCTTGCGATCATCAAGGATAGCATCACCGATCTGGCCGATGCCGATAGCATGATTAAGGGCAAGAACCTTCAGGATGCTTTGAGCCGTCTTGGCAAGTCATCTGAGGCGTTTATCAAGTCTGATGATCCATTTGAACGCAGGCTTGGGACTGGTGTTGCAAACTTGCGTCAAGTCTGGATGGACGCTCTTGCGGAACAGAACCCGGCTCAAGCTGTTGCGTTGCGACAGATTAATAGCGGTTGGGCGCATCAAGCGCGACTGAAAAAGGCCGCTGCTGGCGCTAAAGGTAAGATTACACCGTCATCACTTGACCGTGCGGTGTCTGCATTTGGAAAAGGTGAGCGGCGCGGTCCTTATGCTGATCTGGCTCGTGCTGGTCGCATGATACCATCAACAACCCCTGATAGTGGGACGGCCACGCGGCTGCTTCGTAATGCAACTTTGGCTGGTGGCGTGGCTGCTGGCGCACAGGGTATTGCAAATGCCTTGGGGTATGACATTGAAGTAACCCCACGGCAGGCCGCAGCCATTGCCTTGATTGCGGCTCCATATACGCCACAAGGCCGCAAAGCCATTGCAACCATTCTCGGCAGGACACCAAGCAAGGCATCTCAGGCTGTTGGAGTTGCGTCTCGCGCTCTCCTTAGCCCTGCCGCTGTTGCTGGCCTGACAACTCCACGCCAAGGAAAATAATATGGCTGACGCTGTAGGCATTGTTAAATCGCTGTTCCCGACAGCCAAAATCACCAGCACAAAACGCTCTCCGATGAGCAAGTTGGGCCGTGCTAACCCGCGATCCTATCACAACGTCGGTAAGGCAATCGACATCGCCCCGATCCCCGGCGTGAAGTTCAAGGATTATGTCCGCTCTCTTGAAGGTGCTGGCCTCAAGATTGTGGAAGCCCTTGAGGAGGTCGGTGCAAAGCGTTCTAAACACGCCACGGGCAATCACTGGCACATTGCCTATGAAGATGATGCACCACCTAAGAAATCGGCTCCAGCGGCTCCCAAAGCCGTCCAGATGGCTGCTATGGACGTTGAGACGCCCGATATGCCTGATGCACCTGAGTTTGACGTTGCAGCGGAAACGGAAAGCAACTTCGCATCGCTCCTAGCTGGCCTTGGTAAAAAGAAGCGCAAGGGCAAAAAGAAACTCCCCGGCATTCTGGATGGTATCGTGTAATGGCTCAGGCTCCCCGCAGGCTCTCTATCGCTGATGTTCTTGGCTTTGGATCGGCTCCACAGCGTAATCTAACGCAGGGCTATCGGCAGGCGGTCAATCGTCCGGCTCCGCGCACAACCGGAACGCTCAAGGCTGCCCGCCCAACTGCCGCTCAGGAACTTGCCCAGCTTCTCACCCCAGATACACGCTTTGGCGCTGAACTTGCCGCGAAGATTGAGCCTGCTATTGAGATGTCACCTCTAGGGCTTCTCACGGGCCTTGTAGATGCCCGCAGGCAGTATCAAGCGGGTAACACTGGTCAGGCTGCTGGGACGGGCATTCTGGCTGCTCTAGGGGCTATTCCGGGAGGCAAGGCTGGGAGCAAGGTTGCCCAGTCAACGCTGCGTGATTTTTCAAACATCGCCTTTGATCCAGCGATGTATAAATTGCGCAAGACAAAGGACTTGCCGCGATTGTTTGCTGAACCGATAACGGTCCAAAAAACAAGTTCAGTTCCTGCCCCGCAAATGGTGTCAATCGCTGATTATATTGGCCGCCCTTATATCATATCAATGGCTGACAGAACTGCCGCTGGCGGGTTGATTTCAAAAATTGGGAATACTGATCTTAACTTCCCTGTGTCGTTGCAGGGCGGTCAGGACTTTATGTTCGACCCGACAACTGGCGGCCTTGTTTGGGCATCTGAGCAATCACCAGTATCAAACATCATGAATTTGGCTGGCAAGTTATACGAGAAAACAGGGCAGAAGCCTATCTATTTGCCTTACCGCATGGCTGGAACTGGCTCTGACTTTGCCACCATGACTGGTGAATTGATGATGGCGTATGCTGACGCAACCCTCGACGCGGCAGACAAGTTGCGCTTCAATAGTATTATTGGAGAAAAGATTAAGGACTTCAAAGGCATCAGCGACCCAGAAGGGTATAAGCAGTTTGCAAAACTTTCAGGAGACGCCCGTAAGGCGTTGCAAACAAAGTTGAATGACGAGTTTGGCGAAGCCGGTGGCGGCCTTACATTGCCGATGGTTCGCGCTATGATTGCCGATCCAAACCAAATTAATAAGCCGTCATTCTTCCTTCAGAATGTTGGTGAGATCGACCCAACCCGACCCGTCATGGTTGGCACTGGGCATCGCACATATTCGCGGGGCGTTCCCGGTCAGGGCCTTGGTCTTTTGAGCGAGGATATTAATGTTGCAAACCTCGTTCCTGAACTGAGCAAGATTTACAAGATTGGTGATCCGAATGCCTTCAGAGGACAATACGCTGACTTCACGGATTATGGCCGGAAGTTAAAAATAGCAGAGGCCGAAAGAGAGCGGCTGAAGGCGATTGCAAAAGGAAAGAAGCCAAAGGATTACAATACCGAACAGGGCGGCACGAACAAGTATATGATGTCAGGCGCAAAGTTCGGCATTTTGACAGAGGATATGGTTCGCTCAATCCTTGGGCAGTAAGAAGCCATCCTCAAATTCTGAGGCAACATGAGAATACGGTGAGCCTTCGATGAACTTAACAACGTCATCCCGTGACAGTTCTGCATCTGGCTCAAGGATGTATTCAGCACCAAGCATCAACAAGGCCCACTGCATATCATCTGACATTTGAGCAAACGGATTAATTGAGGGACTGAATTTCATGGCTAAAAAATCCTCCAAAGAAACACCGTGGACACCGCAGCAGCGTAAGAAGCGTCGTCATCAGCCTGCTGGATTGCGTCATCGTAAAAAGTTGGGGCCGCGCTCTCACTTGAGGTAATGGGGCGATGATGTAGTGCCTAATTACACCACCGCCCCGGCACGTTGGATGGCGGAACCCCCGAAACGCACATCCTACTGACATATACTATAAAGCCATTCGAGTTGTCGGGATGGGACAAAAATAATTTATCTCATGAAAAAGGGCCGAACCCCAACAAGCCCGACCCTTTCCCAACCAACAAGGAGCGATTGATATTCTCCTATTTATCACTCATCGTCAATAGCGTTTATGGGCGTCTCAGGAGGTAATTCCTCTGGGAGCCTAGCGTAATCCTCTCCGGCATTGATAATGTCCTTCAAGGCGCTCTGGACAAGTTCTCCGTTGTCCCACTGCCCACCCATAACGCCACGATACACCACAGAGCCTTCCCGATAGGCTTTAGCGACTTTCTCACGCGCTTCTGGAAGCAGCTTCGTCATTAAATCCTCCATCAAAACGGCGGTAGATCGTCGTCAAGGTCGTCGGGCTGGTAGCCGTTACCCTTGGCGATGTTGTGCTGGCTCATCGGCTTTGGTGCGTTGTCGGCACGGGATGCAAACTCCACATCAGTCACATCGACATTGAACTGTGTCTTGCCTTCATACTCACCCATCTTGAGTTGCCCAGCTACAGTGACCTTCACGCCCTTGAGCAAGAACTGCTGGAGATTGACGGCCCGCTTGCCCCAGACGGAACAGCGATACCAGTTGGTGCTTTTGCTGTCCCCATAGCCCTGTGTGACGCCCACAGGGAACGAAAGCACCTCGTCGCCCGCCTTAGTCCGCTTCAACTCCGCATCGCGCCCTAGAGCGCCCGTAATAACGATAATCTGCATCTTACATCCCCAGTGCTGCAATGTAGGTATCAAGAACGGCTTCCCATTCCTGACGCTCGTGGCTTTCCATCGCCCGTAGCTTGATGATCTGACGCATGATCTTTGGATCATATCCACGCGCTTTTGCCTCTGCATAGGCGTTGTTGATGTCCTCGGACGTTGCCTTTCTCTCTTCATTCAAATTTTCGATACGCTCGATCAAAAGCCGCAATTCATCGGCTGCTACCATCTCACTCATAATAATCACTCCATTTGACGCCATGCTTTGCGCCGTAGCTGTAGATAAATTCGATTATGTCAGACATTTGGGCTTTTGTTAGCTTTGACGAGTGAAAGCCGATCGGGAACGGCCTGCCATCCAGACCCTGTTCAAATGCGACCTCGTGGCCGCAGGCTTGCATAAACAAGCACTTCCAAACTTCTGGAACGTGACGCCTGCCTTCCGGCTTCGCGCGGCTAACGTCTGACAACATTGCCCACATCTTTGCGTTCTGGTCGTCGCTCCGCTTCTCTGGGCTGATCTTCACCACTGCGTTTGCAGGGGCCTTGTCGATCAGTTTCTTAGCTAACTCCCTTTGGTAATTCCCTAGCAGATGGACAACCTGTGTCATTTCTAATCTCCTTCATTCGCTTCTAACTTGTGCCGATGAGGGCTGGCTTTGAAAAACTCCATCGCCAAAGCCTTCATATCAATTCCGTGGGCTTTCTCAAATGTTTTCTCGCCCTGTTGATGCTGTTGTGCGTGGCAGGACTTGCAGAGCGATATGCACCACCTGTCCGATGGCTTGATGCCCATGCCTCCGTCAGTGCCAACCCGAACGTGAGCAACCTCGATTGCCTCAGTCGATCCGCAGGCGGAGCAAGCAAAGCCACGGACCCAAGACCGATGAGCCGGGGACCGCTTGCCACGCTCCGCCTTGTCGGACTTGGTTTTAATCCGCTGCGGCAGAGGCATTACTGCGTCCTCCAGATGCGCACATATCCATTCATCTGGCGGCTGGTGTAACCAAAGTTCTCATCGAACACTTTCCGGTATCCGCAAGCTGCCGATGTAACCATGTTCTGACACTGGATCAGCGTTTCCGATCCGCAATCCTCTGGCCGAACTGAGAAGCTATCTCCAACCTTCATCTTTGCAAACGGAAATTCTGGTCGGATATTCCGCTTCTTTGTCAGGCTCTTGTCACGCGCAATCGGGATGCCCTCTTCAATCTCAAACATATTAACCTCCCCATTCGTTGTTCAAGGCTTCAATGTCCTTCTCGACCTCCGTCAGAAAGTCAGCAACTTTGGCTTCCAATCCAGCAATAAGCGTATCATCTCGCTCAATGCGTGTGACAAACAATTGCAGATGCTTGGGCAGCCGGGGGTCGAACGACACGAAGTCACACCACTGCCGATCCGTGCAACGCATCTGCCACATCATCTGGTTGATATACTTGCTGGGAGCCTTCTTGGCCCGGAGCGTCTCGATGTGCGTTGTCGTGTTCGGACACTTAATCTCGATCAGGCCGTCATCCCCTACAAGGCCGTCAGGGCTTGCGTGAGTGTGTTTCAGGACTGGATGGAAGGCGATACCCATCTCATCCACAAAAACGCCTGTAGCGGCCTCGTAAGCCTTTCTGGCGTTATCCTCCTGATCGACACCCCATTGCATGGCCGCATTCTGATATGTCTCAGCAGGGACGCCCGTAAGGCGCTCTGCGATGATGCGGTTCTTTAAGTTCTCTCTGGACGCACCCCAGCCGCTCTTTGTGGTGGCGAGGGCCTCGTTTAGCTGGCTGGCC